AAGTAGAGCTGATCTATACATCCAAAACTTTGATAAGGGTAATTGCATCATCTGCTTATATCTTTGTTGAGAATATGCCACTCTCATGTTTGTATCAAAGATAGTTTTTAATCTTCTTGAACCTATTGTTATCTCTTTTATCTCTCCTGTTTTAGGATTGATAATCTCTTGTTTTCCCCACCATCCTTTTTTCTCTAAAGTAGGAATAATATCTTTTTTAAATTGTTTGAAATTATGGCCATTTTCTAAAGCATTGTTTAGAGCATTAAAGATATCGTTTAATAAATCAGCTCTTGTTACTTTTGCAACTGTAAAAGTTTTATTATGAGCTTCTTTTTTTAGTTCATCATAATTGAAAGTAAGTTTAAATCCTTTCTTCTTTAAATAAGAAAGGATATCTTCAGGTGGTGTAGAAAAGTCAAACTTAACCATTTGGGTTTTCATCTTCTATTTCAGCAGCTGCTAAAAGATTTGAATTTATCAAACTTTTTAAAAGTGAATTTTCTAGTTCATCTGTATTCATATCAGGATATAAATCAAAAAGCTTTTCTTGCATCTCAGTATATGAATCACTATCATTTACAATCTTGATTATTTGCTCTTGAAATGTTATTGCAAGCTTATCTGTATTGACTTTATCACTATTTTTATCAAGCTCATCTGCATATATTTTCTTATTTGATAGTGCTAGTAAATTATTTGCTTTTGAATTGTTAGTAATAACTTCTTCTTTTACAGTCTCTTTTACTTCCTCTTTTTTATTTTCAACTTTAATATTATATGTGTTTTCAATATATTCTTTTGTAGGTGTATATCCCATATCTGAGATGATCTTATCTCTATCTGCTAAAGTTTTATTTGGATCATCTTTATCTTTTAATAAGCCTGAAATATCTTCGTTTATTTGATTTAACTCTTTGAAGTAAGTGATAACTTTTTTGATTAAAATATTTACAATATTCTCATCAGCTTTTGCTAAATCTTCTCTAATATCATTATGAACGGTAGCAGCTGCTTGAGAGCCACCTGTTACTTGTCCTGTAAGATTACCTCCTAGGATTACTTCTCTTATTTGATTATCTATGTATTCTATAATCTCTTTGAAGTTTCCTTTATCTGGTGCAGTCTTAATATCAATATCATCTTCATCATCAATAACAGCTCCATCTCCACCTAACATATTATAAATCTCATCTGCTAAATCATCTTTATTACCTTGAGTTTTTGCAATAACCCAAGGTGTTCCAAATCTCTCAAGCAATTCAATCCAAAATTCTAAGGATGCATTTTTAAACTCAATTAACCAAAACAAAGTATGATAGATAGGCTGTCCATATGGTTTTTTAGGTTTTGCTTTATATGTTGCATGTATCGCTTTGTATAGAGGTATATCTTCTGGCATTGCGGATGCATTAAATTTCAACACATTTTTATCCAGGACAAACTCTTTATATTCCCTTTCAACTAGGGTTGGAAAAAGTATATTATTGTGAGCATCCCAATTTAACTCAAATACTCCAAAACCCTGAAATGGAATATCTAAAATAGAATCTAAAGTATCATAATCAAAGATACTCTCTATCTTAGATTTTATCTCATCATCTTTACAAACTATGTTTATTTCTCTTTTTAAAGTAGCAGCTTTCCTAGAACCAATCGCAGCACTTACGGTTGAATCTCTAAGTATCTTATCAATTGCATCATCATCAAGCCATGAGCTTTGTACAGGAAGGTCGAAAAGCGATGTTAAAACATCTTTGTTTTTTGAAGTAATTCTTACATTATCTCTTTTCTCTTTTTTAGTGTCAGTTGTTGCTTTTTTGTTACCCCAAAATTTAAGCATTATCTTCTTCCTTTTCTAACTTTTGTATTTGCTCTAGGTCTTTTATGTCTAGTTCCTCTTGTATTTGTTCTTCTTCCACTGCCTTGAGCATCTTTTTTAAGTCTTCTTAACCTGCTCATTCTGTAAACTGCTGATAAGGGATCATGTAAATCATCGTGATCAGCTTCTGGAAAATCGTCCATTTGTGAAAATAACTCAGGGTGATCTCCTACAAATATAATATCTCCATCATCTATTGGAAACTCTAGCTCACCCATACGGTCTTCTTTATTCTCAGTCCAATGTGTAAACTTCATAATTGGAATGTTTACATTTTGTCTATAACACTCATCTTTTATCCAATCTCTAAGCATGTAAAAACCACCATTCTTATCTCCCCCTAGCATATAAACATTCATTTCTTTTAGAAGTTTAACTGTTTGAGTAACAACTGGTTTACCTTTTAATCTTGATTGTTTTGAGAGAAAGATATATAGTTTCTGTGTTGCAAGTGATACTCCACCTGCAAGTGTTCCACAGAAATCCCCTTGATCACTATCACCTTTTGCATCTACATACAAATATATAAGGTCCAGTTTAGGCATTTGAGAATGTGTTATCTTTTCAAAACGTGAAGAGTCAAACTTTTGATTCTCAGAGTTTGGGTTGTTTTGCTGTTCTTTTTGAAAGGATTTACTATTCTTTGCTCTTTTTTGCATAAGAAATTCTAGTTTTACTGAATCCCATAAAAGTTCTGCACCTTCATCCATAAGTTCTTTATTTTCAAGGTAATAGTTTCTTGCAGGTTCTACTCCCTCATATTTGTATATTTTTGAGTATTCTTCCCACAAATCCATATTGCTTGGGTATGAGATTAAAGCTCTGAAAACTTTAGGATGCCAAAACTTCAGCTTTAACTTTCTTGCAAGAACTGAGTCACGATGAAGAATAGTTCCTATATATAAAATATCCATAGAGCCATCAACACCACCAAGGTTTTCAATTACTTCATCAATCCACTCTTCTAACTTATCTCTTTGTGCTCTTGATCTTACGTTAGTGTCATTTTCTAAATCATCAATGATAGATAAATCAAGTCTATAAACACCATGTTTAATACCTCTTACTCTTTTTCCAGAACCAAAAGCTTTTAGTTTGATATTATTCTTAGTTACTATTACACCTATTTTCCATACTTTACCAATACCTGTAGCTTCTGGAAAATCTGCTTTTAGTCTTTCATTTACTTCTAGTTCTGCTTTTATTGACTCTATTAATGTTTCAGCTAATTCAACTGCATCTGAGAAAATTGCCATAAAATGCTTTAAGTTATTTACAATGCACCAAATAGGAAAAGCTAAAGAGACATCTGTACTTTTACCAAATCCTCTTGGAGCTGCTATTGCGAAAGATAAGCCCATAGGTTTATATTTGTTTGTAATTTTAGAATAAATTTTTTCAAGCTCTTCTTGAAGAACTGATTTCCCAGACATAGTAAAATAATGTGGAAAATATGTCTCTCTAAAGTAATGAAAATCTTTAGCTTGTCTTTCAAGTCTTTCATCTTTTAAAGATGGATCTAATAAATCATTTGCTTTAATCTGTTCTTTTAGTTCTAATGCAAAATCATCTATCCAAGACTTATAAGCCTTTCTTGATATTTTTAAAGCACCTAAAGTACTTCTTCCTTCATTAAGAGCATTTTGTTTTGTATTTGATATTAAATCTAATAACTCACTTTTTTCAAATAGAGACATCAGCTAGTTCCTCTTGTATCTCATGAACTGTTTCTATTACAGTTTCCATGCATTCACTTGGTAGTACTTCCTTTAAATTAATAAGAATAGTTTTGATTGTATGTTTTATAAGTCCAAGTTTATAAGCTTCAGGATCTTCTGCAGCTGCTATTTTTCTCATCTTTGAGAAACTATCTCCTAGAGATACAATCATCTGTCCTTTAGTGGCAGGGCTCATCTTTTCATCTTCTCTAATTTCTTTTAGGGAGTCCATCATATATGAAGTAAACATTACATACATGTTTTCTTTCTTTTCTGATGTTGTTTCTATGGTTTTACTAGTTCGTATAGTTAACCAATCAAAGCCTTCTTTTTTATCAAGACTTTGATAATTTTCAATAGTCTTTTTACTTAGAGATAAAACTTCAGCTATCTGATCATATGATTTACTTGCATCTACAAATAAAGATCTACTTAGTATTCTATTTCTTTGAGCATTACTTAGTTTTGCCATTATCTAAAACCTACAGTTTTCACTCTTTTTTTGTTTCTATGTCTAAATGCAAAAGATTTATTTTCAACAGGAGCTGAAGCTGTAGAGTTATTTAGTTTTTTAGTTCTTAATTTACCTATTGACA